CTATGAGTAAAGCACAAGGTCAGTTTACAATCATTGACTACAATGACGCCCTAACCCTCACGGGTTACATCGGCTCAAACCACCCCAAGTCGCAGATGTTCAACCCCGATAACAACACCTACAATCCCAACTGGGCAAGCACGAATCTCGTTCTTACCCCCAGTTTGTATGTTATCGGCACGACCACCGACCAGATTACCTCTTCTTCGGTTACTTCGGTCAAGTGGTATCAGGGTACTTCCACAACGGCAATCACCTCGTCCGGCAACTATGCTTTGAGCGGTGCCAAGAGCCATATCTTGACCGTAAAGGCAAACGTGATGGCAGGTCTACCCGGTATTGACTACCGCTGCGTTATCACCTATAAGGATGCATCTACCGGTCTTTCTATCACTCACCCTCTCACCATTACCTTCAGCCGTGTTGTAAACGGTGGCGGTATCGTTGACCTCTTGGTTACTACTCCCCAGGGTAATGTGTTCAAGAACACCGAGGTTGCAACCCTTACGGCAAAGGCAGAGCTTTGGAGAGGTTCCTCCGTTGACACCACCAATGTCTCCTACAAGTGGGCTATCCAGGACCCCGCCGTCACCTCTTCGTCCTCTTCCGGCTACGATGCAGGTTTCGGTACTGGTTGGAGAAAGCTCTCCGACACCACGGGCAAATACACGGGTACGACTACTGCGACCATTACGATTTATGCGGCAGCGGTTGATTCCTATGCTGTATTCCGTTGCGTTGCCACCGACTCGGATTCTGCATCCAACACCTACAACAGCACCTTTACCGATGTTGCGACCTTTATCGACAACTCCGACCCCATCCAGGTAGTAATTACCTCCACGGGTGGTGACGTCTTTAAGAACGGTCAAGGCTCAACTACTCTTACGGCTGTTGTTTACCAGGCAGGCTCGGAAATCGATGCGGACGGTAAGGGCACCTACACCTGGACGAAGTACAACAAGGATGGTGCGGTCGACACCACTTGGGGTACAAGCGGCACAAAGACGGGTAAAACTCTCTCGGTGTCCAACACCGATGTTTCGACCAAGGCAACCTTTATGGTGGTTGTAACTATCTAACCTGAAAGGAGGGCTAATGATGAAGGCGCAAGCACAATTCACGATTCATTCGCTCAATGACGTTATTGCCTCTACAACTGCGCCGTCAAGCCCTTACAAAGGTCAGTTGTGGGTGAATACAAGCTATTCACCCCCACGGACTTTTGTTTACAACGGCTCGGCTTGGAAGGAGCAAAACGGCACCGACACCTTGCGGAGCAACATCTCCACGCTTACCACCAAATCCAATACCATGCGGAGTGATCTGGATGGGTTAACAAGCACGGTATCTGCCGTGACCACAAGAGTTGAAACGGTGGAAGATGACCTCGGTGTGGTCGAGGAAAACATCCTGGACGTGCAATCTACCGTTTCGGAACTTGAGCAGACGGCTTCGAGCATTGCTCTGCGGGTAACACAGAACGAAACAGATATCTCCGCTCTTGAGGTGGATGTCAGCGGTATCAAAACCCGTGTGTCCAATGCCGAGGGAGATATTACCTCCCTTGAGCAAACGGCTACAAGCCTTACGACTCGCATTTCTTCTGCTGAAGGAAGTATTACTACACTCACCACTTCGGTTAATGGACTGAAGACCCGTGTCACCAATGTCGAAGGTGATGTTTCTACCCTTGAGCAAACCACCGAAGAGCTATCTGCTACTGTTGCTACAAAGGCAGATGAGACTGGTGGTGAGGAGTCCTCGTTTGGGTGGTCACTTACTTCTTCCGGCTTCTATCTATATTCCAATGGCTCCACCGTGATGTCAGTAACCAACTCTGGACTTACTCTCGAAGGTCATATAACGGCAACGAGTGGTGAACTATCCGAGCTTACTGTCATGGGGCGTCTGTATTTCGGAGGAAACGATGAATACTTCATTGACCCCAATTATGATGATGGCTCATACTATATTTACCTTCCGGGATTTCGAGTAGATGATGCCTCGGGGGCTGTGTTTAGTGGTAGACTTTCTGCACCAAGCGGAACGATAGGTGGCTTTACTATCTCAATGAGCAAAATCTACAAAACTAAAACCACTTACAATAGCACTACCGCAGGCGTTTATCTCGGCACGGACGGCATCGGTCTTGGCGCGGGTACATTTTATGTTACCTCCGCAGGAGCTTTATACTCCACAAGCGGAACAATAGGCGGTTTTACCATCGGGTCAAGTTCTATCTACAAAACTAAAACGGCATACAGCAACTCCACCGCAGGTGTTTACCTCGGTACAGATGGTATTGGTCTTGGTGCAGGTGCGTTCTATGTTACAAATGGTATCTCAAACAAGAAAAACAAGACAAGGACATCAAGGCAATCAAGGAGGAGCAGTTCCTTCTGACCCAAGGTGTCCTTGCTTGCCTCAAGGGTCTTAAGGAGCAAGGCTGCGATGGACCCGTCACCGTTGCTATTAAGCAACTTGAAACCCACATCAACAAACAAGCTCATAAATAACAGGAGGTATTCATTATGACAAGCTTTGTAGACTTCGCAACTATCCCCGCTATTGCCGCTATCGTTTATACGATTATCGACATCGTAAAGACCGCTATGGGCGGTGATGAAAAGTTCAAGAGGTTCATTCCTCTCATCGCTTGCGGACTTGGTGCTGTAATCGGCACTATCTGCTTCTTCTGCGTTCCCGGTGTGCTTGAGACCACGAACATCCTCGTGGCTATCGTCATCGGTGCAGCAAGTGGATTGTCCGCAACCGGAACCAATCAGGTTGTCAAGCAGCTCACTAACAAGAGTGAGACGAACAAGACGGATGCAGAGAGAACTGAATAATACGTATTGATAGTAATGCCCATCGAGGAGTTTTCTTCGGTGGGCATTATTTTTTTGCAACGAATTTCAAAAAACACCCCCCCAATCACCGTCTCAAATCTCCGTATTCCGAAGGAGGTGCTTTGGAATGACGAAGACGCAAAGAGATATGATAATAAAAATGCGGAGGGAATTGAAACCGTATTCGGAAATAGCCAGGGAAGTGGGGCTGTCGGCAAACACAATTAAATCGTTTTGTTATAGGCACGAATTACATACGACTGCTATCCAGAAAGAAAGCGGAAAGTGTATGAATTGTGGAAAGCAACTGCCTGCCAAGAAAACTCGTCCGAGAATGTATTGTTCCCCCGCTTGCAGGGTGATGTATTGGAGAAAGCACAGGGACAACAAGAGTGAGAAGCTTATTGAGAGCGAATGCGCTATTTGCGGCAAGAAGATCTATGACTACGCCAGCGCCAAGCGTAAGTTTTGTTCCCGCGAGTGCTTTGAGAGACGGGGTGAGTTAGTATGAGTCAGGGTGAATACTATCAACGTCTTTTATACTACAAATCCGCACTTGAACAGGCTAAAATACTCTTATCACGCGGAATTATACTGCCGAAAGAGTACGCCATAATTGATACAAAAATGAGGGAAAAATACGGCATAAATTCGTGTAGTATATTTGTCGAAAATGACTTGATTATAAACGATAATAGAGTTAATATACCACTAACCAAGGAGGTGGAATAGTGCCTAGAATCGTTAGACAAGTGCAACCGTTGCCACAGCTTAAGACTAAAAAAAGAGTGGCAGCTTATGTTAGAGTTTCGTCTGGAAAAGATGCAATGCTACATTCCTTATCGGCTCAAATCAGCTATTACAGTGATTTGATACAGAAGAACGAGGACTGGGAATTTGCTGGAGTGTATTCGGACGAGGCAATAACAGGAACAAAAGAAGAGAGAGCCGGATTCCAGAGGCTTCAGGAGGATTGCAAAGCAGGGGAAATCGATATGGTGATGACCAAGTCAATTTCCCGCTTTGCAAGAAATACAGTAACGCTTCTCGAAACCGTTCGTGCCTTGAAGCTGATCGGTGTGGATGTGTATTTTGAGGAGCAAAACATCCATACAACAAGTGCAGACGGAGAACTGATGCTTACAATTCTGGCATCCTACGCGCAGGAAGAAAGCCGTTCCGTAAGCGAAAATATGAAGTGGCGCATCAAGAAGAATTTTGAGGAAGGGCTCCCATGGAATGGTGCAATGTTAGGGTACCGACTTTGTGACGGTATTTATACTATCATTCCCGAGGAGGCGGAAATCGTCAAGTGTATATTTGCGGACTTCATAGCGGACAAGGGCACAAACGCAATCGCAAATAGCCTGAACCGCAAAGGTGTACCCACGAGGTTTGGGGAGCGTTGGCATCCTTCAGTAATTAGTAAGATCCTTCGTAACTACACCTACACAGGAAACCTTCTCTTACAAAAAACATACAGAGAGAACCACATCACAAAGCGCAATCGAATCAATCAAGGTGAGCTTCCTCAGTACCACGTTGAAGATGCACACGATCCGATTATCGACATTGAGACTTTTACCAAAGTTCAGGAGGAGCTTGAACGCAGGGCAAAGAAATACGGACATGCTCCTAAAGCAAGAAACAGATATCCTTTCTCGGGTCTTTTGGTGTGCGGTACCTGTGGTAAGAGCTATAGACGCAAAGTAACGGTAAAGCAGCCTGTTTGGATCTGCGCCACATTCGCAACCCAGGGGAAAGCCTTTTGTGCATCAAAGCAAATCCCTGAGTCCACGTTGGCTGAGGTCACAGCTTCGGTTGCCGACATAACGGACATTGAGAAAATCGTTGTTTTCAACGGCAATCGGTTAGAGTATCATTTGACAGGAGGACAAATAGTAACTAAGGTTTGGCAGGACCGCTCACGTTCCGAGTCCTGGACGGAAGAAATGAGAGACGCGGTAAGACAAAGAAATCTTGAAAGGAGGGCACAGAATGGCTAGAGCAATAACAGTCATCCCCGCGACCAAAAACATAATTACATCCATAGAACACAACGCTGTAAGGAAGCGTCGCGTTGCTGCTTACGCACGTGTTTCTACCGATAACGATGAGCAGTTTACCAGTTACGAGGCACAAATTGATTATTATACCAAGTACATTTTGGCACGTGAGGATTGGGAATTCGTAAATGTATATACGGATGAAGGTATTTCCGGCACGAACACCAAGCACCGCAAGGGCTTTAACGATATGGTCCAAGATGCGCTTGATGGAAAGATCGACCTTATTATAACAAAGTCGGTCAGCCGTTTTGCAAGAAACACAGTTGACAGCCTTGTAACCGTTAGAACGCTCAAAGAGGCTGGCGTTGAGGTCTTCTTCGAGAAGGAGAACATTTATACCTTCGACAGCAAAGGTGAACTGCTTATAACGATTATGTCGTCCTTGGCACAGGAAGAGAGCCGTTCCATTTCCGAGAATGTCACCTGGGGACAGAGAAAGCGGTTTGCAGACGGCAAGGTAACAATGCCGTACAAGCACTTCCTGGGATACAAAAAGGGCAAGGACGGAACGCCCGAAATCGATGAGGAAGAGGCAAAGGTTGTACGGCTCATATACCGCTTGTTTCTTCAAGGTAGAACGCCCACCTGGATAGCAGAGCATTTAACGCAAAAGGGGATACAGACGCCGGGGGAGAAAACCAAATGGCGCTCAACCACAATTTTGAGTATTCTTCAGAACGAAAAATACAAAGGTGATGCTCTTTTGCAGAAATGTTATACGGTCGATTTCCTAACCAAAAAGCAGAAAGTCAACACGGGTGAAGTACCACAGTATTACGTAGAAAATAGCCATCCGGCAATTGTAACGCCTCTTGAATTCGATATGGTGCAGGCGGAGATAGCCAGGAGGCGCAAACTGGGACGTAGTTACAGTGGCTTGCATATCTTTTCATCAAGGCTTATTTGCGCCGATTGTGGCGGCTTCTACGGGCAAAAGGTATGGCACTCGACTGATGCTTGGAAGAAACAAATTTGGCAGTGTAACAGCAAATTTAAGGGTCACAGCAAGTGCCAAACGGCGACGCTTTCCGATGAGATCATAAAGGCAATGTTCCTTAAGGCCTATAACCAATTGATGGGGGACAGAGAGCGTGTTATAGAAGACTGCGAGGAGATGCGAGAGCTTGTGTTTAATTGCACCGAACTCGATGGAAAGATAGCTTCCTTGAATGAGGAAATCGAGGTAATCGCGGGCTTGGTAGACCAATGCGTTAGAGAAAATGCATCCTCACCGCAATCGCAAACCGAGTATGCCGACAAGTATAACAGGCTTGTGAAAAGATACGAAAAGGCGGTCGAAAGGCTGAAGGCAGCACAAGCCGAGCGTGAGAGCAAACTTGAGCGTGAAAGAGAACTCCGCATATTCATTTCGGTTCTGAAGGAGCAGCCATTGGTTCTTGAAGAATGGAGTGATGAAATTTGGATCAGCCTGATTGATATTGCAAAAGTAATGAGGGGCGGAAGCGTAGTCTTCACCTTCAAAAATGGTGTATCGATTGAGGTTGAAGGTTGAATTATTTAAACAGTAAAAGGTGGTGCTTTTCGGCATCACCTTTTTCAGTGCTACTTTATGTATAACGATTGAAAAGTTAACATTTTTGTGGTATAATTATTTAAATATATGCGAACAACTTCTGCAATTGATTTAGGAGGGCTTGTTTATGATTTTTAAGGTGAGTAGTGACATCGTGTCTTTATATAAAAAATCAGGGAAAAACATTAATTATGCACTCGATTATTTTTTGAGCGTAATTGATCCTAAGAGCTGCAAAGATTATTTTTCATCTGTCAAGGAGATGACTTTTAATGGATCGGTTACTCAAATTGATATATCGGAAAAAAATGTCAAATATATTAATAGCTTGTTCGGCATTATAAACGACAAGCTCGTTGAGCGTTTGCTGTGGGTATCGGTGCTATTGCAAGAGGTATGATATGACGGGTTATGATGAAATATATCAGAATGCCTTATGTGAAATTGATAGGATATCTGCTGATATTGAAGAGAGTGTAGGCTTTGATCCAAACTGCATTATAATTGAAAAAAGCGAGTCCACGTTGGATGTCGCCGATTATTGTTTCACATTTTTATTTGGTTTGCTCGGGGCTGTCATTTCTACCAATGAAAAGTTAGAAGCTTACTTGGCCGATATTCACAAGGCTGCAAGTGAGGCTGACGGAGAATACGATAAATTTCAATTGT